AAACACTGCAGTAGTTGAAATGATTAAAACAAAAGAGGACCTTTATACAATTTTAAAACTAACTGGGTTAGCCAATGCTTCAATAAAGGAATTGGATAGTTATTATTTACAAAAATATGATAGTGATGCTCAACAAATTGCCAGAAAAATAAGCAAAGACGCTAATATATTAATTATGAGACTACCCTATTATGACTTTCTAAATGAATACAATTAATAATATAGGTTGTAACTAACTATAAAGCACTCTTTAAATTAGGGTGCTTTTTTCATACCCGAAAGTGGTGATGCCATATGCCCCGAAAAGGTGGTTCAGTCAGTATAATTCAACAAAAAAATGAAAAGTTAATACAACATTCTACCAGTGACCGGGTTTCAATGTGTGAGCAATGCGGCAGGCCGTTCTCTCAAATATGGCGCCCGGAGTATGAGTCTTATACTTCCTTTAAAACCTGTCCTGAATGTCGTATGGCAAACGCTAGAGGCGGCATTAATATCTCCGCTGACTATACTCCACATTGGGGACAGGAATTAGTTCACAATAGTGAAGCAAGATTCAAAGTACTTGCAATGGGTGCCAGATGGGGTAAGGACCGCTGCTCAATCATGGAGGGAATAAAGTACTTTATTGATTGCCTTAACGAGGAACGTGGTTCTGATATGATTCCACACGCATTGTGGTGGATAATCGCTCCCACGGAGAAAGTTGCAAATCAAAACTGGCGAGAGCTTACACATAACCTGCCGAAAGAAATTGTTGTTGATGTTTCCAAAACTACAAGAACAATTGAAACTGTCAATGGCGGCGTTATAGAAGTTCATTCAGCATATGATCCTGAAGCTTTAGTCGGTGTTGGTCTTGACCTTGTTACAATAACCGAAGCTGCCAGAATTGCAGATATGGAAGATGTTTGGTCAAATCTTGAAGCACGTCTTAATTCTCCTGGTCGTGGACTTGAAGGAAAAGGCGGCGTTGCACTGATTAACTCTTCCCCGCTCGGCATGAATTATTTTTATAAAATGTGGCGTTGGGGACAGAAAAACACTTCTGATTGGGATCCTGATTGGGAAAGCTGGCAATTTACTACATGGGATAATCCTTATATGGCAGAACGCGGAAATCAAATGACAAAGAACGGTCGTACTTATCGGCAGAATCTTGAGCGGAGAATGTCGCGTAACAGATATAAACAAGATTATCTTGCTGAATTTATTGCCGATGTCAACGCTGTGTTCCCTAATTATGAAAGAGTTCTCAGAAAAGATCCTCCAGAGCTAACGACTGATGAACAGATAAATGAATTCTGGAAACATTGGGAAGAACCTGAGCCGTTTGAAGTTTACACTATAGGCTATGACCCTGCTTCTAAAGGTGACGGGAAACCTTGTATTATAAGAAATAGCAAGGGTCGTGTTGTAAAAATCGACCTAATGATTGGTCTCGGTTGGGATTCTCAGTGGGATAGAATTGCTTTCTACTCTCGAATGTATAATGGTGCCTCGGTCAATTTTGGTCAGACCGGTATCGGTGAAACTATTGGCTCACAGCTTGTAAAAAGAGGATTGACAGTCTTCCCTATCAATGAGCAGGGCAGAAATAAAGAAAAGCTTGTTGATGATTTTTCTATTATAGTTGAGCAGCAATGGTGTGAAATTCCTTGGAGCCAAGAAACCGAAAATCAGTTGAAGGGTTATATTTCAGTAAACCGTTCTGGTCAATCGACACAATATCATAACGGAACAGATGCAGACTACGACGATATCGTCAGTGGTCTTTATTTTTGCTTTGCCGATTTTCAGACACCAGCTTTGGTATTGCCAGGTATGTTCCGTATGACAGGTGTTGTTAGAGCAAGTTAATAATTTTTGCACGCCGTGAATAACGGAGAATTTTTATAGGGTTCGGGCGGCCTCCTGCCCATCCTTCTTACGTGCGGCGTGCATTACCATATTAGGAGGCAAAACTATAATTGGAGGCGATTTTATGAATGAAAAACAGTTTGAAACAAAATTCACAACAGCAGTAATGCTATTTGCAACACAACTGCAAAATGTTATGGAAAGCTCATCTGATGCCCTTGCAGAATCAATAGCAGAAAAGGTTAAATCTAGTCCTAACATGAGCATTGAGGAAATGACAAAGGAAATTGCAAGTCATGTTGTTTCTGAACTTTCAGAAGAGTTTGGCTTGCGGGAGGTACCACATGAAACTAAATCTTGATAAAAACCTTCTTAATTTAAAAGGTACCCCACAAGACAAACTTCTATGCGAAATATTAGCCGATATTCTGGCAACATCTAGCACGACTAGACCTGCTCAAACGATGGCTTGGGCATATGATTTAATCAAAAATGGCGAAATCGAAATTAACAAAGAAGATTTGAACTTTATCATTGACCTTATTAAGAATAATCAAACTTTCATTGATTTAGCAAAGATTCAAATACTTGATGAAATAGATAAATTAAAAGATTGAAGGTGATATAAATGCCCTTTTGGAACAACATGTTTGCAAGAAAAGCTAGAGATGCACCAAACAATAGGAATATTCCTACTGGTAGGCGTACACATGTAGGCAATGGATATTCTTCCACCCTATCTCCTCATAAGTCACGAACTAATGATGTTCTTAAAACGCTAAGGTCCATATCGGATGAAGCTACTGCTATTGAGTTTCTTAAAAAGGTCAATCCTGATGTCAGTATGGCTGTTTGGAACTTCGTGAGAATGGCTAATCAGGGAAATGAAATGCAGTTTTATTCGCTCGGTAAAAAGACACGGTTAACAAACCTTGAGAGTGAATGGCGAGATTTTGCAGCTAGGATAAATGAAATAAGTAATTCTGGACTAGATGGGCTAATTGACCAATTGCATTATAGCGCTTACTTATTAGGTGCTATGGGAGTTGAAGTTGAAGTTACTGCTGACAGAAAAGATATTTATGATGTATATCCTGTGAAACCGCAAACCATTGAATGGGAACTACTTGAAAGTAATGGTCGAAAAACGTGGGTACCTTATCAATATAATATGTGTGAAAAAGTCTATCTTGATAAGCAGCATGCAAACTTTATTTGGGTACCTTCAGATCCTGATATCGGTGACCCAAGAGGAACATTAAATATGTCCCCCGTTCTTCAAGCTATTGATTTTCAGATGCAGATTCTTCAGGACCTACAAGCAGTGCTTCACCATCAAGGTTATCCCAAAAATGATATTTCCATAGCACTTGAGCAAATGATGGCTATTTGTCCTGCGCATATAAAAAATGATGCAACCAAACTTGGGCAATGGCTTGATGAACAATATTCAAACATTGTCAAAATGCTTGAAGGCATGCCGCCTGATGCTGATTATGTTCATTTTGACGACATAAAAGTTAATATGGATCAGGGCGCTAATGCTTCGCGAAGTCTTGATGTTAGAGCTGTTAGTGAATTAGTTGACATTCAGACTCTTTCAGGTACCAAACAGATGGCTATTTTCATGAACAGAAATCAAGGTGTTACTGAAACATGGGGTTCTGTACAATTTAAGATATTCTGTTCTGGTATTACTTCCTGCCAACGCGGAAGCAAAAGAACTGTTGAAGAAATTGCTCGTTTATGGCTAAAAGTAAAGGGCATTCAAGCTACTCCTGTATTTAAGCATAACATTGTTGATTATGCTTCTGAAGAACAGAGGCTAAATAATAAACTGCTTGAACAACAATTCCATGCAATCGCAGTTCTGATGAAATGGGAAACTAATGATCAGGCTGCTCAAGAAGTAATGAAAGCCCAAAAGTCAGTTGGTGAACCTCCTGTTGATTCTATAAAAATTAATTTTAGTTCAGCTAATGATAACGCTAGCACAATTAAAACAGATAAAATCAAGAAAGAAGGTGATAAATTTGAATAAATTCGGAGTACCAACCGAAGCGCAGTTAGCAAAAATAAATAAACTTGCAAAGAGAACCTTGTCGCTTGATGAGGTTTTTGTGTTTTCAGGCAAATCTGCAGGAGATTTAATGATACCCGGCAGGTACATGAGACTGAGCAAAGAATTGCTTCAAGTAATGGCCACCGATGCTCAAAAAGGTGTCTCATTTATGTTGAATCATAATTGGAGTAGCTTTGGCGTACAAGCAGTACCTTATGGCAAGGTATTTGATGGTGTCATTGAATCAAGCACTGAGGAAGGTGAAACCGTATCGCTATCTTTAAGTAAATACATAGTTCGAGATAGCGAAGTTGTTGATGGTGTATCAGCTGATAATCTTATTAAAAAGATTGAAACTGGCGTATTATCAGATACCTCTATAGGTTGGGGAACTGATACAATGGTTTGCTCTATTTGTGGCATGAACTACTATGGTGGTGAGTGTTCTCATTGGAAAGGTAGAACCTATGAAATGGCTGACGGTTCACAGAAACTATGTACCGTTACAGCTATGCCTCCGTCAATTATCATCCCATATAATAATAATGCTTTATATGAGGAATCTATTGTTTGGGATGGTGCTTATCCTGGCGCTATTGTTACACAGTCTAAACATGGTGATGTTATAGAAATGCCTAACGGCAAATTCACTGTTATACAGGACAAAGAGGAATTGCCTGAAAATACTTTGTTCTATGGCAAATACCATAATGGTGACATTATTATCATGGTTAAAAAGTCAGATAATAAGAAAATTTTCGCAGTAACAGATGTATTAAATGATGCAAGTAATCATTCGGCAAGTGCGGGCCAATTAGTAGGAAAAACAATTAAAACTATTTTAAAAGGTGGTGAAAATCTAATGAATGAAAAAGCAATTAAAATGCTTGAAGCTTTTGGTATTACCTTTAAAGAAGGTGAATCAACCACTGAAGAATTGTTTGATCAACTTGCTGAAAAGTGGGCAACAATTCCAGTAGTTGAACCAAAAGAAGGTGAAACACAATCTTACATGACACAGGTACAAGTTTCTGAAAAGCTTGGCAAAGAAATGCCTGCTGATGAGGTTCTGAAGCTTGCAAAAGAAGGTCAAGATTATCACAAACAGGTAATTGATGATGCAGTTGCAATGGGCGTTCGTGCTCAGGGTAATGACTTCCCTGCTGAGACTTGGAAGACTACATTCTCTGCAATGGGAACATCTGCTATAAAGGACATCATGAAAACCTTTGAGGCTCAGGCGAAAGCTGAATTACCTGCAGGCAGATTAACAAACCCTGGAGCAAGCTTCAATAAAGATGTTTCCATACCTGATGAAGCATTTACGGTAGGAAAATAATAAATAATCAAATATTAGCCGCTTATAGCGGTTATTTTTATGCTTGAAAGTGAGCAGAAAGGACGTGAATATATGCCAAGAGGCGGAATTTCATTTGAAGGTATTGGTTACCAAGGAGCAACATTTATCGCTGGTGCTGGAATTAAAGCTTTGGTCGCAGCAGGAAGCAGAAATGATGTCGTAGGTCTTGCAGTTGAAATAAGTGCTGCACAAACAGTTGATTTAGGAACAGATGGAGACACAGTATTTGGTTTCATTGATAGTTATGAAACTGACGGATACTGCACTGTACAGTTCAGAGGTTTTAGGACAGATGTTCCTATAAATGCCACTGCCCCAACGGTTGGAAAGATTGTTGCACTTGACGGTGCTGGTAAGGTAAAAGACAGTGCAACAACTGCAAAATTACGCAATCCAGTTGTTATAGAAGTTGATGCTACAGCTGGAACCGCAACCGTATTTTTGGGCTAATTTGAGAGGAGATGATATAATGCCAAAATTAGCATTAGCTGCATTAAAGAGTGACATGTATGCACTAGCTCACTCTAAAGAAATGACATTTTCTATGTTCTTGGAGAGCATGGATCCTTCTGGAGAAGGAACAAAGTTGGATGCATTTGAAAGATTGATGAAAGAAGCACAGATCATGACTAAGGACATTCCTAATAAGAATGTGTTTTCATCAAAGGTTGAGGCTTTCTATCGCACCGAGGAAAACAAAGTGTTGTTCCCTGAGTATATTGCTAGAACGCTCGTTCAGTCAATGACAGAGTTCCCTATATTCCAGTACCTTGTTGCTAAGAGAACACCTATAGACAGTAATGTTTATAAGGCTTCTTATTTGGATTTGAACGAAGCTTCCAGCAAGAAGGCTACCGAAACGAGAAGAGTAACTGAGGCCGCTGATTTACCAGTTGCAAAATTGAAACTTGGCGATACTGCAATAACACTTTATAAGTTCGGTCGTGCAATTGAAGCTTCATATGAAGCACTAAGAAGAATGAGCATAGATCTGTTTAATATCCATATTAATAGAATCGGTGTTGATGCTGCCGACAATAAAGTAGCTGAGATCCTTTCTGTTATTAAAGATGGTGATGGAAATAACAATGCAGCTCCTATAATTAAAACAAGTGACCTTGATGCTACAGCTACTACTGCAATCACAAAATCATCATGGATTAGGTTCCTGCTTAAGTTCTATCCATATGGTTGTGACACTGTTGTTGCAAACGAAGATGGGCTTATTCAGATTTTGGAAGTCCTCTATCCCAAGTCTGATATCGCTTCCAAGATGGATGAACTGTTAGCTGGCGGTTTAAAAATTACTACTACTCTACCTCAAAATCTTGTTTCCAATGTTACCTTACTCTATAGTCCGAAGATTGCCAAAATTGATACTAAAGAAGCTATCTACGGACTTAATAGAAGCAGCACAGTTGAGGAAATTTTTGAGCTTGGTTCAACCATCAGTGAAGCTGATAAGTTTATTAAAAACCAAACTCAGTTGCTCACTGTTTCTGAAAACAGTGGATTTAGAAAGATTTTCAAAGATACAAGTAAGATCATGACTATAGGTTAAGGGGGGTGCTCCCCTATGGATAATAGAATTTTAACAGCTGAAGGTTGGCAGCAAAGAATCCGTGACATTATGGGTGTCGATGCTGCCTATCTTCCCAACTTTGCTATTGAACAACCGGAAGTAATTACAATGGCAGAGGCGAACGTAATAGCACAATTGCCTGATTATAGCACTCTTCAAGATGATGCAAAAGTCTACCTTGAAGCTGCTGTAGTTTGTGAGTGCGCTCAGTTATTATGTCCATCAATGCCAGTAAGGCTTCCTTCTAAAGAATCCGGTCCGCATGAAAGCCATGAGCTTTCTTTGGATTGGGAAGAAAGACAAAAGCAATTAGAAACAGACAGAGATAAGTATGTTGGGAAGGTTAAAGAAATGGCTTTTCCTGATTTACTTCCTTTGGCACTGTTTCATTTTACAGTAACAAATCCTGTGAGGTGGTAGCATGACATACGCGGGGAACTTCTTAAGATATCGTGGTACTGATTGTACCATTCTCCGGGATGTAGCTGTTAATTCAAAAGTGTCAATTAAGCGGTCAACTAAATCATCAAGGGACTTAGGTTCCCGTGAGGCTTATTGGGAAGGGTTAATTCTTGCCGATACTTTATTGCAAAGCGGCGAAATACTTTCTATAGGTTCAGAAAAATATCTCGTTCAGTCAACCAATATTGACCCAGCTTCCGGAGAGCAAGCTTTCTTTGCTGCAAAGTGCAATATGATTCTTAAACATAAAAGATTTGTTGAAGATACGGACAACAACAATAATGTTATTCAGGAATGGCAGACAATCAATTCTGATGTACCCGCTTATGGCGAGGTTGTCACCTATGCATTGCGCCAGTTTGACCCCGGATTGCTTGACCAAACGAGATATATTATTCAGGTATCAAAGCCAATCAAAGCACTTATGCTTGACCGTTTTGTTTTTGACGCTAAAAATTATCAGGTTGTGTCAATAGACCCTGTAGGGATGTCTGGAGTTGTAAGGCTTCAACTTGGAATTGATACAAGGCCATAATTTAATTTTGGGAGGCTAATTTTATGAGCAATGAAATAAAAAGAATGGACATTAAAGAATTCAGAGAATCAGGATTACTTGCAGAACTTAATAGGGCGTTTTTACATCCCTTAGGTTTAGCTTTAGAGGTTTCTATTAAAGATGACGGCACTGAAAAGTTAGGCGGTATATGGGATTATAGAGACGACCCTGAAGGAATGTTATATTCAAAAGAGCACTTTCCTACTGAGAAAATTAAAAACGCTCAAGAATTTATGAAACAAAAGCATGAGCAACGGATGAAAACTCTTGGATTTGTTTATCAAGAAATTGACAATCCACAGTAAGGGAGGCAAATTGTATGGAAGAAAAAGAATTGTATGAGGATTATCTCGGAAAAGGATATCATGCAAAACTGAGGCAAATGCTGACAGCTGATGATACTTTGCTCCCCGACCGTATTATTGATGCCGAACTAAATATCGGTGCAATGAAACTACTTATAGCTCCTGTGATGGATAAAATTAACATGAGCGGCAAGAAGATTGATAATGAAGCAAAATTCAATCAGCTTTCTACTGCCGCTCAATACTATCTCGCCGGAGTTCTTTGTACTGCTATGATAAGCCGTACCTCTGCCCCGCCCTTTAATGTTCCTAAGTATAAGAAGCCTTGGTGTAAAAAGCGTGCTGGGTATATGCAAAAAGGTAATAACTTAATGATGGGACTGATACAGATGGGATAAGGTTTGACAGCACAGGCTGTATAAATGAATTATGGCAACGTCTTGTTGCTGATATGAAACTCCTTCAGGAAGAATTGCTTGCTGAAGCTCAACAACGAATGCAGACAGCAGAAGGCAAAAACGACTTACAAGAAGGTGATTTTATTGCCATTGCTGATGTTATCATCGTTTCCGTTATAGGAGGCCCCTGGGCTACTATGGATGAATTCGGAACCGGTTCTTTAATGGATACTTCCAACCCTGCTCTTGCTGACTATAAGAGTAGTAACATGTGGAACCCTGAAAGATTTGACAATACTATCAGAAGCCGTAGCCGAAAGCAAAACGGCACTGGCCTAACTGACATATTCGGAGAACCAATTAATACCCGTTCAAACATTGGTGGTATTGACCTTGAACAAAAGGGCGGCAAGTATTCCCCTATACCTCCTTCCCATGCTTTGCAAACTGCTGCAAGGTGGATGGAGAGTGCTCGGGTACGAGAGAAAATTAAAGAAACAATTCGCACGTTTCCATTCGGAAAATTTATAATCACAGATACAAAATAGCAGCAAGATGAGGCTATTTTTATGTTCTCAAAAAAGGCGGTGGTGCCTATGTATGACATTGAGGGCGACCTTACAATGCTTCAAAACATTTTAAAGGCAGATTCAATAATTCTTACTCTGCTTGACTTAACAGATAAATCTGCTGTCGACATTGCAAAGCGAATTGTTAAACGTAGCCAGTGGAATGATCTTGCTAACAGCGATAAACGTCTTGGCATCTACCCCCTACCTTCAAGAAGTGGAAGAAATGAGAATCTACCTGAGCAAATGATTGAAATAGCCTGTCATGTTCCTATGGTAGAAGATTTTAAAGCTCGGCAGGTTATCGCAAGAGCAGTAAACGTAATGAATAATAAAAGTATAGAAGGACGGTATTTGAAACAAAAAGGATTTCCCGGAGAGTTGCCAACTATGCCGGGGTTTTATTGTTTTGGGTGCCGTTTTGGTTATTATGACCCAATTTTTTAATTAAGAAAGGATGATGAAAATGGGCAAAAATTATATTCATATTAATGCCGGTAAAGTTAAACTTACTAAGTATGATCGCATGACAGGCGCATTGTCTACAAACCCAGCAGATATCAGAGTTTGTACTGAAACAATCAACGGAATTACAAGAAAGATGTCCACTGAAACGTATGAACTTCCGGATGGGAATAGCAACTATCCAGCCGGAATCTATGAAAAAGGTGTCAAATATGAGATTGGCGTGGAATTTTCTAATCTCACATCAGAGACTCTAGCCTTTTTGAAAAATGCTGTTCTACAGACAGTATCAGAAAACATGAAAGAAATTGTTGATACCGGCATTCCAAGTTCAGCACCATATGAAATAGCTGCACTCGGTAATGTAACAGGCACTCCAATAATTCTCGACAGCAATAATCAACCATTTGTAAAAGTTGCATCTGCTCCCGATATAAATCAGTACAACATAACTCCTGGTACTACTGGTACAAAGCAATCTATGACGAAAGCAGTAACAACCAAAGCTTCAACAGCCGGAACAGCTTTAATCACTATTGCCGCAGCAGGTTCTCCTGCATTATCCAGCGGTAAGACAGTTACAGTTAATCTGACAACTGTTGATGTTGCCACAAATGCCAGCGAAATAAGGTCTGTACTTCAATCTGACCCTGATATAGCAAACTATTTCGACATTGGTGGTGCTGATGCAAATGCAAATGTCACATTAACAAGAAAAGTAGCTGCCGCACCAGAATCGGAAAGTTTTGATTTTGCACTTGGTACAGCAGTAGATGCTGTTCTTGGAGATACAACTGCTGTTGTTGGTATTGCTGATGTTCCAGCTAAATTTGTTTTCAATCCATCAAACGCCGGAGCTCCAGTTACTCTTGAATATGATTTTGTAGCTACTGGCATTGAAAAATATGTTGTACCGCAGAATGCTACAATTCCTGTAGTTCAGATGGAAATTGTCCATGAAACTTTGTCGCAGGATAAAACCACTAGGTACAAAAACAATTCTAAAATCAGCAAGATGCAACTTACTGGTGATATTTCAGAGGATTTAGCAAGAGAACACAAGCCTTCAACTTTAAACTTTACGGCAATTAAGCCTGCCGGTCAGAATGTAATTGAAAACAAAAAAGTACAGATTGCACTTTAATTCAAATAGGAGGTAACCTCGATGGGTGATATAAAAGATGAAAAAGTTCCTGTTCCCTTCTCTGTTATGAGTGGGGATGGTGAGTCTTTTGTTGTAGGAGAAAAAGCATATACCATAAAGCCAATGCTGGTTGGAGATGCTTTAAAATTTTCGGAAGAAGGTCTTTCAATAGGCTCACAGATTTTTAATCTAAGTGATAAGAAATCAAGGGCAAAGCTTGATAAGTATCTTGGTCAGTACTGTAATGATGAAACCGGAGCATCAATGTCAATTGATAGAATTTCAACTGATAATTGGAATCTTGTGCACCTGAAACAGTTTATAAGAAAGTTGGTAGATATATCGGGCTGATTACCGCCCCCTCTGATAAAAAGGATGGGGGCGAAAAACCACCTCCGACAAACTGGGCAAAGGTATATTCAACGCTTCTTTTTCATAGCGGAATACACTATGAAGAGATAGCCAGAAGAACGTTACCACAAATAAATGCTCTTCTAGCGGAGGCACCTGAAAATATTTCTATTAAAATTGGTATGCCAAATATATTTGGTGGTGTATCAGATGGTAGTACATCAAACGGCGAAAATTCTTCTCAGGAAGATATAGATTCATTTTTTAATGATTTTTAAGGCATTTCCAATTATATTGGAGTGCCTTTAATTTTTAGGTGGTGGTTACAATAGCAGAAGATGAAAGCATGGTTAAAATAATGCAAACTTTAGGGCTTGACTATAGCCCTGCGATTAACTCTACAATTAAATTTGAAAAAACAGCCACTGACTTGCAGACTCAACTGATTGCTCTAAAAACCACTGCAAATCAAGCTGCAAAAGATATTGGAACATCATTCTCAACTGAACTTGGTAAGTTAAGATCTCAAGGTCTCGGATCTACTGTAAAAGATGCAACCAATTCAAAAGTAATCCTCGACCAATACGGTAACACTTTGGTACAGTTAGGTAAAAAGTCTAAGGATGCCGCACAGGAACAATCCAAACTGAATAAAGAACTTCAAGAACTGATTCATTTACGTAAAACTCAGCAAATAGATGCTCAAACATTCGTTAACAGTGCTTCCCCATTTCGCACCGATTCATCAACTTGGCAATCTCTTCAAAAACAGGAACAAGTTAAACTTGTTAATGAACTGAGCAAAGCCGAAAAAGAACATACCAATGTTCTAAGTCAGAAGAAAACAACTGAAAAAGAAATCAGTAATGAAATCGAGAAGCAAAATAATCTTATTTATAAGCAACTACAATCTGAGGAAAAAGCTAAAAGGCAGAACAATTCAACTTATGCCCCAACATCCACCAAACAGTCCACCAGTACCGAATACAACGTAATGGATTCAGAAATAAAACGACGTGTTGGTTGGTTTGCAACTGGTGCTGGGTTTTACGGCATTATTAATGCTGCTCAGGAAGCATCTAAGACTATAGCTGATGTGGAAATGGGCGTAACTGATATAGCCCGCGTAATGGAAGACGGCTCTTTTGTTTTTAATGACTATAGAGATGAGCTTCTTCAACTTGGTGTTGATTATGGACAAACATTTGATACTGTTCAGGATATTGCTTTAAGATGGGCTCAAGCCGGTTATAATGTCAAAGACAGTTTGGAAAATACTAAGACTTCCCTACTTGCCCTAAATACTGCTGAACTGGATGCTTCAAATGCTACTGAATCTATGATCGGTATTATGTCCCAATGGCAGCTTACATCAGCGGACTTACCTCTTATGCTTGACAAGATAAACAAAACCGCTGACGATTTTACAGTTACTTCTCAGGACTTGGTTGACGGTTTACTCCGTTCATCCGGCGCCGCGAAGATAATGGGCTTGTCACTTGACCAGACCATTTCTCTCCTCACTGTAATGAGAGAGGCATCCGGAAGAACTGGTCAAGAAGTCGGTAATGCTCTAAATTCTATTCTATCCTATATACAGCGTCCTAGCTCAATTAAGACATTCGAGAGTATGGGTATTAAAGTATTCGCGGATGCTGCTAAAACACAATTCAGAAATGTTATGGATATCTTTCAAGATGTTGCAAGTAAGTGGGATACAGTCGGAAAAGATATTCAAGATGGATTTATTCAATCGGCTGATGATGCCGGTTTATTTAGTGAAGAAATGGCTAGTGCTCTTGGTTTACAAGATAAATGGAACGATTTACAGCAAAGGGATTTGTCACAAGCCGCAGCCGGTGTATACCGTAGGAATTATTTCATAGGCATGATTGAAAGAATGTCTGGAGCTCAGGAAGTCTTAAATAACATGACAGATGCGGCTGGGTATTCACAAACAGAGAATGCCCGTACTATGGAGACTCTTGCCAAGAAGTACGGATCTCTTAGAACTGAGGCTCAACAACTTGCTGTAGCAATTGGTGATTCCGGAATGCAAGATTTTCTTAAAAACCTGACTGATTTAGGAACTTCCGGCTTAAGTGGTATTACTGCTGTTGTAAAGCAAATTGGATTACTCCCTCCCGCTCTGGCCACTGCATTAACTACATTAGCTCTATTTAAAAAAGATATGCAGATATTTCAAGGAAAGACATCTGGAATATTTGGTGTAAATATAAATCCCGATTCAGCTGTAGGTGGAATGAAATCTTTACTCAAAACTACAAAGGACTTTTATAATGTTCAAATGGCTATGGCGCGAACTCAAGGCATAACTAATGTTTCTACCTGGCAAAAAGTAACTGTCGGTGTAGGTTCATTTACAAGAGCTTTGAATGTCGCCTCTATCGCTTCTAGGGCTCTTGGATTTGCACTTAACACCGCGCTAAACGTTGGTATTGGCATTGCAATTGGTTTGGCTGTAGGAGGTATATATAAACTGATTAATGCCGAAAAAGAAGCTAAGGAACTTTCAAAGGAAACTGCTAATCAGTTCAAAGAGCAGCAGCAATCTTTAATGGCATTACGTCAGCAATATATAGATATTGCATCTGCTGGGGATTTAACATCTGAATCTAAAAAAGAGTTGAAAGACATCCAAGATCAACTTATTAAAACGTATGGTCTTGAAGCAGATGGTCTAGATTTGGTTAACGGTAAATATAAAGAACAAATTAAAATTATTGATGCAGCAGCAGCAAAAAAAGCTAAAGAAACAATGGCTACAATGGGCTCATATGCTGAAAAAGCCCAGAAAGAACTTGACCAAAAGAGTACTTATGAATTCAAAGCTCCAGTATCAAAAGAACTCTCAGATGCGATTGCTGATTTAAAAGGTGCTGAATTAGATGCTGGTAATATATTTAACCGTACACTAACTAACCCATATGGTTCAAATCTGAAATTTACTGGAACAATAGAAGATACAACCCAAGCAATAGAACAGTTAATACTTAAACTGCAATCTATGCCTAATAGGAGCAAAGCTCTTACAAACTTATTAAACGATCTCTCAAGCAAGTATACCGAATTAAGCACAAAAGTTACAGATGCTAAGGATATTGTAAGCACGTTTGAAGATGCAAAAAAAGTATCCGAATTTAATGAAGCCCTAAAAGATCAGGTTGGAGAATTTAATCAATTATCTCAGGAGATGTCTAAATCTAATGATAAATCTGGGTATGAAACTAAATTCAAGGACTTAAAAGAACAAATGACATCTGTTGCAAACTCTAAAGGCAAGTTATCTGAGTTTTCTCCAATGATTGAAGAACTGTTTTCTAAAATAGAATATGGGTCTCAAAACGCAAGCAATAGCCTAAATAGTTTAGGTGATAGTTCCGCTGATACAAGTTCAGAAACTAAAAACCTTATTTCGGATATTTCAACTCTTAACCAAACCATTTATGATTTGTCACAAGGACAATATTTAAACGCCCAACAGGTTTATGATTTAATTGATAAATATCCTGAGTTATATGATAATATTGTTGCCACTGCTAAAGGCTATAAGATAGAAGAATCTGCGCTTGAAGAACTACGTCTTGCAAAAATTAATGAACAGAAAGCAGCTTTGGATGCTGAAGCCGATAAAACGAAATCAACATTAATTAACACTTCAAATCGACTTAGCATGTATAGCACAGAAATAAATGCTATTAAAGACCTTCAAACTGCACAAACTGCCTACAGCAAACTTGACTTATCATATTCAGATATGTCCTATTCTGAATACTCACAAGTTAGGACAGCCTCAGGATTAGATAATCCATATAATAACGAACAGGAATACAACGAGGCAATGCAAGCCGGTAAAAAAATTCTTGAACTTGGGCAGCTCTATGATTCAATCGAGAAAAAAAAGGGCCTTTTAACAAATAAGAAATTCGGTGTTTCAACTTCTGACAGTAAAAATAAAAAGAACACTGAAAATAAAGCCCTAGACAATGCCCTAAAACAATTAGAACACCGTAAAGCTATGTCTGAGGAAACTCAATCTTCAATTGAGGCAGAAATTAAAGAACTCAAAAAAATTGATTCTGCTTATGCTAAAACTGCTGATGAGCATAACGATATGGCTGAAAAAATCTATGCTGCTGAAAAGCGATTAAAAGATAGGCGTTTTCAGGATTCAACGGATTGGATAAATACACAGAAAGAACTTGGAAAGATGTCTACCCAGCAGGAAATTGCGGCTTGGGAAAAAATCTTGAAAACTCAAAAGAATAATTCTGAAGCCGTCAAGCAGGCTACAATAAATATTTATAAACTAAAGGCTCAACTTGCAGAAGAAACGACCGAGAAGGAAACCAATAGTATAGAACATTGGGCTAAACTTGGAGTTTACAGTATTCAACAACAGATTGATAAGTATAGGGAACTTTACAAGATTAAAGCTAAGGACCAATCCAAAGAATATCAACGTACTGAGAATCTTTTTGATTTATACAAAGATCTTTTAAATGAACAAAAAGATTTAATCAAAGATGCATATGATGAACGAATCAAGCAAATTGAAACTGAGGCTCAAAAAAAGAAAGATGCTCAACAGGCAATTATTGATGGTATTGAAGCCGAAGAAAAAGCCCTTGACCGTCTTGAAGATGAGCATGACTATGCAAATGAAATTGCTGACCTCAAGCAACAACTTGCTTATTGGAGCGTAAGGACTTCCGAAGATGCTCGTCAAAAGGTAGCTGACCTAAACAAGCAGATTGCCGAAAAAGAACATGACCATGATGTCGAACTTCAAAAGCAAACCCTTGAGGATAAAAAGCAGGCTGCCCAAGATGAGATAGATGCCATCGAAAAAGCTGCAAATGCCGAAAAAGAAAAATGGGAAAAAGCATACGCAAAAATCGAAAAAGCATTTGACGAGCACAGTACAAATATAATTGCACTTGCAGGTACTATGTCTCAACAAGCCTATCAAAAATGGGTTGATAATTATTTGACCCCGTTGCAAAACGCATTGAAGTCTGGAAGCCTGAGTAGTTTTGAATCCGGTTCTGGAGGTCTTGAAAGTTCTATCGACTCTCTCCCCTCTCACGATTGGGGAATGTCCAATAAGGATTATCAGGATTTTATTGCTAACGGACAGCAATGGGCAGTTCTTAAAGAACAAGGCTATAAAGAAGCTACTAACAAAGAAATGCAAGAACTTCATACGGCGAATGATGAACTGCGTAAAAAATATGGTCAAAATCCAAAACTAGGTGAATATCCAAAGTTTGATGGAGGTGGAAAAGCATTAACGGACGGAAATGCTACACTTCATAAAGGCGAAATTGTATTCCCTCCTAATCTTTCAGCTGTAATGGAACGGGTTATTACAACAATAAAATCAAATTCATCTTATTCAACATCTTCTACAACATCAAATACCACAGACAGGCGTGTTGTATTTAATGCACCCTTATTTAACTCTGAAAATACGACATTTGAGGATGATACTGATGAGCAAGGTTTTGCAACAGAATTGAAAAGGGTTATTGTAAATTTATAGAAAGAAGGTGCATATATGTATGAATTGATTAACCTGTTTAACAAAGTAGTTGATACCGTAAAGCCGGCTGTAGCCGTAATGTGGGCTGTAATTACCTATGTGCTGTTCCCGGAACAGAGTTTCTACGGCTGGTGTATAGGTGTCTGGGGCGGAGCATTGCTGGATCTGTTTACAAGATGGTATGCCATTTTCCGTAAAAACGGTGGCATTAAAAATGCACTGCTTACAAAAGCTTGGAACTCGGAGGCAATGTTCCATAAAACTAGCATCAAGATTGTTGCCTATTTAGTTATTATGATTCTGGCTGGATTCTCAATGCGGTATGTTTCCATCCCTTACATAAGCAATGCTGTAGCTACGGTTGTATATGCATTTATGTTCTTCAGGGAATTTATAAGCAATATCGAAAACCTTATTGATGCAGGCGCTGATTATTTAAAGCCCCTTTTATTTTGGGTAAAAAAGAAAGAAGCAAAAGTATTGGAAAAAAACACAGAAACGGAGAGTGATGAAAGTGAACGTATCTAAAACTAATTTAGGACTTGTACAGCACGCTCAGAACGCTCTAAAAGAACATTGGGGCTATGTATTTGGCTGTTATGGCTCTGTTTTAACAGAGTCATTATTGCAGAGTAAATTAAATCAATATCCGGATAATGTAAAGCAGTATGAGTCTTTCATCCGTGCCAATTGGATGAACAAGCAAGTTACAGACTGCGTTGGCTTAATTAAGTCTTATTTATGGTGGACGGACAAAGGACCTATATACAATTCTAAAACTGATACAAGTGCAGACGGCATGTATAATGCTGCTAAAGAAAAAGGTCCTATATCTTCTATCCCTGAAATACCTGGGCTATGTGTAAGAAAGCCTGGTCATATTGGTGTATATATCGGTAATGGCTGGGTTATTGAAAGCAAGGGTACAAAGTATGGTGTTGTACAAACTCCGCTTAAAGGCGCAGGTGCGAACACTTGGACACACTGGCTCAAGTGCCCTTTTATAGAATATGTTATTGAGAATAAGGAGGAATCCACTATGGGTAAAGCATTTAAAGATGTTGAGGATAGTCGTTGGTCTGCAAAGCATATTGAAGCTGCAAAAGAGTTAGGATTAATTTCAGGCAACAAAGATGGTACATTTAACCCTACTGGCACACTGACACGTGAACAGGCAGCAGTATTGATTGTTGAACTATACGAAAAAATAACCGGAAAGAAGGTTGTAAAATGAGAGAATTATTAGGGACTAACTGGTTTGTTCTACTCGTAGCTGTAGTTATATTATGCTTTGTAATTTATCTTTTTATTACAAAACAGTGGACAAAGCTTAAAGAATCCGCATATGCGCTCATGTTACAAGCCGAAAGAGTATATGCAAGTTATGAGGGTAAAAAGAAATTTGAAGCAGTTTTCGACTGTCTATACTATAAGTTAATTCCATTATGTCTTAAACCTTTTATAACTCCTGAATCAGTTCGCAAAAAACTGCAGAAATGGTATAACGATGCAAAACAAGATTTATTAAAACAAATGTAATGATATGTATAAGCCGTTCTATTAATTTGGACGGCTTTTCTTTATTTTTTCGTAACTTGTGAAAGGAGATATCGATATGTTCGAAAACGGATTAGGAAAAGACAATGTTGCCGTAGGTGCAGGAACTGGATTACTTGAACATGCCCACTGGCAACCAAGATGGACAATTGAAAAATACGATCATAATATGAATTTGTATGAAGTCGAAAATATAGATGGGAATCTACTCTTGATTGAAGGTATCGCTTCCTTACTTACTCTACTCACTGGTGGTTTTGAAACACCTTTCAACAATGCCAACGCTTATATTGGTGTCGGTGATGGAACATCCACTGCTGAATCTTCTCAAATTGGCTTACTTGGTACTAATAAGACATACACCGCAATGGATGCTACTTTTCCACAAGTAGTTAATAATGTAGTAACATTTCGTGCTACATTTGGGCCTGAAGTTGGCAATCATGCATGGAGAGAATTCACGGTTGCCAATGGAAATAGTAATGCTGCTAAAAATCTTAATCGTAAGGTTGAATCTGCCTTAAGAACAAAAGTAAGCCCTGATACATGGGTAATTCAACTTTCAGTTACTATTTCTTAAGGACGGTGATTAATATGGCTAAGACTAATTGGCAAGATCCTGCCTCCAGCGAAATTCTTTCTACACAAATATCTGGTTTACAAGAAGCCGTAGGAAAACTTGAAGAATCAATAAATACTTCCTCTATCGCAGAATCGGAAATAACACTATCAGAAGTTTTCATTTCCAACGATGACCGTTGCCGAATATATCAAGCCCCTCTTGGTAAAAGGAACTGGCTTCTCTACCCTGCCCCGATTATCAAAAAAAATGGATTTGTCATTACAACCGATTTTGAAATTGACTATGGCGGCGGAGCTATAATATTTACTACTCCAATTATTGAGGTCGATACCTTAACCGCTGATGCAACTTATACGTCTACAATTTCTGGTAAGCAATTATCTACGGAAGATTACTCAACTTCCGAAAAAATAAAACTTGCTGATATTGAAGCCGAGGCAAATAAGTATGTTCACCCTGCTACTCATTCAGCCAGCATGATTATGATGTTGGATAGTACTGATATAGAGACAAAAATTAATAGTGTTGCATCAGACCTTAATTCGCATAAGTCGGATACTATCTACCAAACTGCAGGAGGCACAGCAACAACAATCACATTAACAATTAGCGAAACATTGGTTAATGCACTTCCAATAACTTTTATAGCATCAGCCAACAATAGCGGAGCTGCAACAACGATAAATACAAAGCCTTTGTACAAACCCAACACAACAACAGCCCCTACCTTAGTTGCTGGTAAGGCATATACAGTTTGGTATAACTCAACAAGTAATTGTTTTTTTATCAAAGCTAGTGCAGAAGGAAATACCATTGCTGGGCATGTACTAGCAGGAGATACATTCAGCAACGACAGTGACACGGGCTTAACAGGTACAATGCCGAATAGAGCAGGAGATACAATAGCATTATCAAGGTCTGTGAGTGGAACTACATTAAAATTATTACCTTCTAGTGGCTATAGAGATGGTATAGATGATAATGTAACTATTACAGATACAAACTATATTGCATCGAATATTAAAAACGGAGTTTCTATCTTTGGGCTTGCTGGCACTAATACAAATAAAAAATGGTACAGCGCAACTGGAAATGTTACAGCAAATGAATACAATCAAGCAACTATCTCTATAGCTGCCGCTGGTTTTACAGCTCAACCTAGTAAGATTATTCTTACAGCATACAATGGTACAATAGCCAAAAATTATATTTTTTCAAGTAGTGCAGACCTTAATATGGGCGCTAATGGGACAAATAAAGTAAGTTCTATAGTAGCCACACTTACTTCTAATACTTCCGCAGCATATTCACTTGTTATAGCTAATAGTGGCAGTATTACCTTCGAGGGATTAGGATCAAATGTTAATTTTACTTATGAACTATGGGCATATGAATAAATTTAAGGAGAATAACAATATGACAAGAGTAATATATGATAACAATGGTTATATAATCAGCCAAATGCAGGGAAGTAATTTATATACACCCATTGGTATACCTTATATAGATATCGAAATACCTACTAATAAAGTTGCAGTTAACGTTGATGTATCAGTTACACCTCATATAGCAATTTTAGCAGATATACCTAAAAGTAATTTAGAAATTTTACAAGAAACTGTTGATGCGCTTATATTAGCGAGTTTGGAGGGGTAAAAATTATGTTTGAAACATTACAAAGATTATGGAATGAAGGAAAGCTTACAGAATTAAAGCTAGATAATGCTGTGATAAAAGGTTGGATAACTGAGAAACAAAAAGCAGAGATTATGGCGGTGTAGAATATTTTTTATTTCTAATAGCAGGAATCTAATCTCAAATAAAGAATATTATGTACATTAATGAAAATGAGGTACAAATATGCGTAAGGAAGATATTAAAGAATTATTGAATGAAGTTAGAACTAATATTGATATATTTAGTATGAACCAAAAAAGAGTCACTGCTGATTTGTCTATCAGAGAATTAGTTAAACCAAAAGTTAAATCAACCCTTGAGCATCTACGAAGTTGTTTAGATTATTCTGCTCATGATATTTATAATACTATTTACGCTTCGAACGACGGATTAACAGAATTAAAAAGATCTCAATTAAAAATATATTTTCCTTACGGAAAAACAGAAAAAGTTTTTAAGTCAAATTTGGAAAAATCATTTAAAGGGTTACAACACAAAAACATTATTTTATATAATTTAGTTGAATCTATTCAACCTTTTAAAAGTAATTCCGATTGGCTTATCGATTTATGTAATTTAACTAATAAGATTAAGCATAATGAATTAGTTAAACAAAATAGAATTGATCAAAAACATCTTAATGTAGGAGGAATATCAGTAAGTTTAAGTAATGATACCAGGAATGTAACGATAGTTCAACCAACTATTGGCAACAAAAAAATAAATGGT